GTTAGAAACTTGGGTATGGCTTGATACAACCTAGAGTTGTGTGAATAAAACAATCTTTTTTCTTGATATTAATATGGGATTATGATTTATAGAGTTAGTCTAACAATTAACTGAAAGGATAGTTATGGCTAAAACAAAAAGCACAACAATCCAAAAATTAAGAATAGACAAAAAAACAAAGACTACTATTCTTAACTATGGATTAATCAAAGATAGTATTAAATCTTTAACTAAACAAAGTAGTTTAATTAAAGAGGAGATATTACCATACTTTGAAAAACAAAATGCAATTGTTTTAATTGGTATGGACAATGGTTATGAGGGTTATGCTCAAAGAATAAATAGACAATCAAAAAGATTTGATATGGCTAAATTCAAAGAGACTAATCCTAAACTGTATGCTCAATATCTTATTGATAGTGAAAGTACAGAAATCAAAGTTAGTTTTAAGGTAGTTGATGCCAAGAAATAATTTAATCACACTATTAGGAACTGAACTAACTAACACACTCGGCAACCAAATTGAGCGACCAACTAATAGACCGATAATTGAAAAAAAAATCAATTATCAAATACTCTATAAAATGGTTGAAAGTGCAATTGAGGAAGTATTGTTAGAATATCCTAACGATCCAATTGTTGAGGTGTTAAGAGATAAGATTATAAATAATCTTAAGCCAGTTATTAAAGAAATCATAAAAGAATAATAACTCAAATAAACGTGGCGCTAACGCGCCACGTTCCACGTTCAACGTTCAACAATCATTTAATTATTAAACATTAAACACCATGCACCAGGTACCTGGTACTCGCCACGTTCCACGTTCAACGTTCAACAATCATTTAATTATTAAACATTAAACACCATGCACCCGGTACGGCAGCTCGTGGCTGTTAGTTGAATTGTTTAGCATTACCAACAACAATAACCACCACCACCACCACCACCTGCACCAGCCCGAACAGAATCCTGCTGTTTCGTGCCTGATCTACTTGATAGAGGTACCAACATCTAGTAGAACATAAAGCACAACCCACAACATGAGGTGTCGCGTTGCAACTTCGAGTTGTATGACGTCGGCGATCTTTAAACCGAGAAACACACATGTATAATGGGTCTAAACGATATGGGACTCCTTCTAAAAAAATTTTGGAAAATTTTAACCTTATGAACCTTGATTTATTAACAGTTGACCAACTAAGAAACAGAGTCGAAAAGACGTGGATCGAGCATATTAAGCTTTGCCAAGACAACTTTATGTACTTTGTACGGGAAGTCTGGCCAGAATTTATTTACCGTAAGGCTACTAAACCTTCGGAATGGGGGCACCACCAAATTATTGCTAATGAATTTACCAAGATTTCTGAAGAAAGAAAAGGTCGGCTTATTGTTAATATGCCTCCTCGACATACAAAATCAGAATTTGCTTCTATTCACTTTCCAGCTTGGCTGATAGGTCGAAACCCTAAAATGAAATTGATGCAAATATCGCACAACACGGAACTCGCAACACGGTTTGGAAGTAAAGTTAGAAATTTATTAGCTTCTCCAGAGTATGCACAAATCTTTGGAGACGTTAGACTACGAGAAGACGCCAAGGCCAAGGGCAAGTGGGAGACCAATCATGGTGGCGAATACTTCGCTGCCGGCGTAGGAGGTGCAATTACTGGACGTGGAGCGGATCTCATGATTATTGATGATCCCCACACGGAGCAGGATTCGTATTCCGAGGGGGCCATGGACCGTGCTTATGAGTGGTATACATCTGGACCCAGACAACGTTTGCAACCTGGAGGTTCGATTGTTTTGGTTATGACGCGTTGGGCCGAGAATGATTTAACAGGTCGCTTGCTTAGAGCTCAAGCCGAACCGAAAGCAGATCGATGGAAACAAATTTCTTTTCCTGCGATTCTTGAATCGGGTAATCCTGTCTGGCCTGAATACTGGGATCTCGAAGAACTTCAAAAAGTCAAAGCTTCTCTACCCATTCGAAATTGGTCTTCTCAGTATATGCAGAATCCAACTTCGGAAGAAGGAGCCATTATCAAACGGGAATGGTGGCAAAAATGGGAAGGCAAAATTCCTAAACTCAAACACGTCATGCAAAGTTATGACACCGCTTTTTCTAAAAAGGAAACGGCTGACTATTCAGCGATTACAACCTGGGGCATTTTTCAACCCTATGAAGATATGGGGGATGCTTTAATTCTACTGGATGCCGTTCGAGGAAAATTTGATTTTCCAGAACTTAAGATTGTAGCCCTCGATCAGTATAAATACTGGGAACCTGAATCGGTTATTATTGAAGCGAAAGCAACAGGTGTTCCTCTTGCTCAGGAATTCAGGCGAATGGCTATTCCTGTGGTCGATTTTGTTCCTTCTAAAGGCAAAGATAAGCATGCACGGGTCAATGCTGTAGCTCCCGTCTTTGAATCAGGACAGGTCTGGTATCCTGAAAATGAGAAATTTGCTGAAGAGGTCATCGAAGAATGTGCCGCTTTTCCGCATGGAGAAAATGATGACTATGTAGATACAATGACCCAGGCTGTGTTAAGATACCGTCAAGGGTATTTTGTATCCACTTATTCGGACTGGGAAGAAGAAAAGAAGTTCCAGGAACAAAAAAAGTATGTGTATTACTAATGACAATATATAGATTTGGACGTCCTATTTTAAGTTTTCTTTTTAAAAAGACACGTATACAAGAGCGTGCTCAAAAAATATTTGAAAAACTTGTTGGAGAGAATCAGGCTGCAGGCTTAAGCAGGGATTCTGCCTATAACGCAGCTAAACAAGAGCTTAAGAAAAAATTTAAACTTAAAACAGACCTTAAAGGAAATGTCCTTAATAGGAGCGAAGGTGGAGAAATTGTCTTTGGGAAAAACGTTGATAAGGATTTGTTATGAGTTTAAAAAGTCGAGCACTTCTAGCTGTCATTAAAGCAGTCAGGATCCCCGGGAAGAAAAAACTTCCAAAAACACAAATAATAATAAATAGAATTAAAGCTAAAAAACAGCGCTATGAAAGTCTTAAAAAGAAGGGGCCTAGAATACAAACTTCATCAGAATTAAGATATAAATCCAAACAAAAACCTATACATCCTCACGGAGGACCAGGAGAGATTACACAAAGAGGGACGCACTATGGATTAAAAGGAAGAGAACATAAATTTCATTCATCTAAATTAGCGGTTGCTTTAAAACATCCTAGATTTCAGAATTGGCCTCATGACCGAGAAAGCTGGAGATCTCAAATGGATCGAATATATGGAGGTATATTTCATCCTAAAAAAAGTATAAAGATACTAACTAAAAAACTTAAAAAGAAAAAAGTTAAAAAATTATTAGCAGGTGGCTTATTGTATCCTGGAATTAGGGTTGCTGTTAAATATGCTCGTCCACTTTGGAAAGCAGCAAGTAAAAAAGTTTATGATCGAGCAGGTAAGACATCTATGTCAAAATTACAAATTAAACTTAATAAAGCTAGTGATTTACAAAAAAATTTTAGCAAAATGCAGCTTAAAGATTTATCTTCGACTCAAATAAAAGAAATGAGTAAATTTTTACCCAAACTTAAAGCTTATAAAAGCAAAATTAAAGACACAGCTAAAGCATGGTTAGAAAAAGAATATCGTTTTGGTAAAAAGAAAAAAATATTACATAGTGAAGGTGGCGAAGTAGTAGTTGGAAAAAATGTTGATAGGAGTTTATTATAATGCAAGAAGCTTTGCGTGGAGCTCTGATTAAAAAGGGAACGAAGCTGGCTTATAAACTGGCAATCAAGAAGTATCCTCAGGTCTTCAAAAAGAAAAAATATTCCGTTGCTGAATATAAAGCTAAAAAAATGAGGAAAACTCCTGAGCTTGCGCCTCTAGGAGTAACAAAAATAGCAGCTAATGATTTACGAAAATTGGCGGTGGCACAAGCCATTAAAACCAGGCTTACAAAATTGGGCAACATAGCTATTAAGCATCATAAAAAAATGCATAAGATAATAAAAGATAAAGTTAAATATTACGGTCAAGAAGCAAACTGGGATCGAGGGGGAAAGGCAAAGCTTAGGTTTAAAGATTTAAAACAAGTTTCAAATATTGGTAAATATAATCAGCCTGCTACTAAAAGAAAATTAGAAAACATAGGAAAACAATATGAAAATTTAACCAAGTATCAAGATATTCTTAAAGCTAAAACAGCGACTAAGCATAGTGAAGGTGGCGAAGTGGTCATTAGCAAAAATGTAGATAGGAGTTTATTATGAGCAGAAAAAAGAAAAGATTAAAAAGAGCGCTTCTAGCAGGACTAACGGCATACGCTGGATCTAAATTAGGAGCCAATAAAACATTATCAGGAGAAACTGTTAAAACTCTCCCAGTTACAATGGGGTATAAAGGAGTGCCAGAAATTACAGGTTGGAATTGGTCTTTACTGGAAAAACCTACTACAATGAAAGGTGGAGGAGAAATAATTATAGGTAAAAACGTAGATAAGGATTTATTGTAATGGCAGACAAATACGAACCTTACGAAAAACCATCGGCAGTTCCGGGAGCCTTGGCTGTTGGAGGAATTGGAGCGTTAGCTTATTTAGCCAGAAAAAAAATACCCGGTCTCAAGATTCTAGAAAAGATTGCAAAACAAAAAACGCCTGTGGTTTCCGAAGCACGGATCACGCCCCAGGTCGTTGATAAAGTAACAGAGGCTACTAAGATTGCTAAAACACCCACGACTCAAGCCAAAGAATTAATTGTTCAGTCTCACCCCCAAAGAAAATTTGCCGATATTAAAGGACAGCTAGATCTGGTGGCTACCAAAGCGAAAACGGCTCCCTTAACTCAGGGTTCGAATCAAGGTCGATTCGGCTCTTCCTTATATGATTTTATTGCTCAGCATCCTGCCTATAAACCATTGGATGCCAAGGTCTGGATTAAAGAACTTTCTAATTTTAATCGTTTAGCTAATTTTAAAAGTGGACAAGCAGGATTTCAAAAAGTCAGAATGAATGTCACTAAAGCCGAACTCGAAGACGCCAACATTCTTCGATTTGACGGAGAGAAAGTGATGGGAGGATTTTTAACCGTCGCGCGAGACTCAGGGCTCAAGGTCAGTAAGCTGGATCTTCTTAAAATGATTAATAATTCTCCTGCGGTGAATTTACGGGTAAAACGTTTTGAGTTTGTGACTCCGATGGTGGAAGAATCGCAAATTATAGCTAAGGATCTAGCTCGATATACTAATGATGCAGAAGCCATTGTTAATAACTATAAAGGCACTATTGAATCGGTTGGAGCTGGAAATAAGCTGATTAGTTATGGACAGGATCTTAATGCTGTTAAAAGTGAACTTAGAGAGGTAACGAATAAGATCAATCAATATTATTATAATAAGAACGCTCCGATAGATTCAATGGTCGAAGCAATCAAACCGCTTGATGGTAAGATCAAAAATTTAGAAAATTTAAGTAGGGGGTTGGCTGACGATCATAAAATTCATTTGGATTTTAATAGATTAAGAGAAATCAGAAGTCATCACACTAACCTTTTAAGAAAACTCGGTCGGGAAAAAACAATGGATCAATCTCCACGTTATGGAGACCATGACACTTATAAAGTGTTGGGTGATGAAAAATATATTGAAGATGTGGTTTACTATCCAAAAACAATTCCTTATGGACGAAATGTTAAACCAGGTGATCTAGGAGGAGATCACTTTACAACAATTAAAGGAGCATCATTTGATAATCAAGTTTATTTTACACGCTTTGGTCGACGATCTGTTGAGGGGAGTCGGGATAAAGCCTATGTTATTCACGAAGGTCAATCGGATGCTCAGCAAAAAGCATGGGCGAAAGTAGCTGAAGGGTCTAAGAGAACTAATCCTTTTAATACAGAACAAGAGTATGTCCAAGCCAATCATGCTTTAAAAGAATTAATGACGAAAATGGATGTTTATGCTCAAAAAGGTTTTTTAAACCAAAAAGATCTATTTGAATTTAATAAGCTTAGACAAAAATATCATGAATTAAGAGTAAATACACTAAACGCATCTACAATTTTAAAAAAGACGGGTAAGTATAGTGATGATGATGTTCCTTTCTTACCTTTTTTGACAAGAGACATATGGGGAGATCACCTTATTAAACATATGGCCAAAACAGCTGCAGACGATGGCCTACAATGGATTGCCATTAATCCTGTGGAAAGACTCCATGCGTTAAAGAGAGCAGATTCTACTGGAAGGGCAACCGTAGGCAAACTGGGAGATTGGGAATTTTATGGAACTGCGAAAGGCACCGCAGGTATGAGAGGAGTCAAAGCTTATTCTGATGCGCAGAAGAAAGCGGTTTTAACTAATCCTAAAATGACAGCAGTATTGCCCGAACGAATGAAAAAGCTAGCGCTTCAGTATGATTCAATAGCTCAACCAATTAAAGTGGCTAAATCCGATCCAGATAAGCCTTATAAAATTCTTAAGAAATTTGAATTTGGTACAGATTCACCAGCGCGGGTTTTAAAATATACGAGAGCCCCTAGCGAACATGAAATGGCTTTTAAATCAAGACTAGATGCTGCAGAGTACATAGCAGGCAGAGAGAAAACTTTCATTAAAATGGAAGCTATGGACCCTCGTCTTTACTATGAAGCATTCGGCTTGAAAATTACCCCTCAAATGTTACAACAACCCTTTAAGCTTTATAAAAAAGAAGGTGGTCTAGTAGTTAATATGTTTAAGTGGTAATATAATAACAATTAAGGAGATATATATATATCATGGCAAAGAAAAAACTAAAAAAAGCTATCTTAGCTGGTTTAACAGCGTATGCTGGAGCTAAGATGTTAGGCGAAAAGCAAAAATCCGATTGGATTACAAAAAATAACGCAGCCGTTATGAGTAAAAGAGAGGGAAAGCCTCATCTTGACAGATTCCTTGACGATCCACTTACTGGAGATGGTAAAGGAATGGAAAGCGTTTACAAACCTAAACACTTTAAAAAACCAGAAAAGAAATCGTGGTTACCCGACTGGTTACCCAAGTGGAAGTGGGATGGAAGCGGAATTGGATTTAGATCCAAGGGTGGCAGCGCTAAAGGTTATAGCGGTGGTGGAGCTATCAATACTAGACTAAACGGCAAAGTAAAATTTAGAACTTACTAAGTAGTAAAACATGGCTGATGTTGAAAAACAGAATCAAGTTCTGGAAGAAGAAGGTCCAGCGACTGAGGAACAAGTTGCGGTCGAAGTTGAAAGACCTAGTGAAGAAGCTGTCAATGAAGCGTCTGAAGAAGGCACTCCTGAAGAGGAGTTCCACGCTAATTTGGCCGAGGATCTAGACGAACGCGTTCTTCAACGGATGGCGTCAAAATTAGTTGACGAATACCGAAGAGATAAAATTTCAAGAAAAGATTGGGAAACGGGTTATACTCAAGGTTTAGATCTTTTAGGATTTAAGCACACAGAGATGACCCGTCCCTTTCGAGGAGCCTCTAATGTTACCCACCCTTTATTAGCAGAAGCCGTTACACAATTTCAAGCACAAGCGTATAAAGAACTTCTTCCTTCCGACGGACCCGTTCGTTGTAAAGTACTTGGAGACGAGGATCAAGAAAAACAACAACAAGCGGATCGGGTTCAAGATTTCATGAACTATATGCTTATGGAGAAAATGGAAGAATATACTCCAGAAATGGATCAGCTTTTATTCTACCTTCCCCTAGCTGGATCAGCTTTTAAAAAAGTTTATTATGATGCTATTATGGAACGGGCAGTTTCTAAATTCGTTCCTGCGGAAGATTTAGTCGTTCCTTACTATGCAACCGATTTAATGGACTGTGAACGTATTACTCATAAAATTTCAATGAGTGAAAACGAGGTTCTTAAAAAACAAAAAACAGGTTTTTATCGAGACCTAGAATTAAAACCTGTAAACACAGGACAAAGCGATATTAAGAAAAAATATGAACAACTGGAAGGAATTGTTCCAACAGCAGATCGTCAAACCAATTTTAATATTTTAGAAATGCATGTGGATTTGAATATTGAAGAATTCACAATGGAAAACCCACCGAAAGAAGTTAAAATTCCTTATATTGTAACGATCGACGAAGGCTCAAGTGAAATATTATCCATTTATCGTAATTATGAATCTGATGACCCTACTCACAGACGAAAAGAATATTTTATTCATTACAAATTTTTACCAGGCTTAGGTTTTTATGGTTTTGGCTTAATTCACATGATTGGTGGATTATCTAGGACTGCAACAACGGCTTTAAGACAACTTTTAGACGCTGGAACCCTTAGTAATTTACCAGCGGGTTTTAAATCTCGAGGAATTCGAATTAGAGATGATGATCAACCTTTTCAACCGGGAGAATTTAGAGATGTAGACGCTCCTGGAGGTAATATTAAAGATCAATTCCAAATGTTACCGTTTAAAGAACCTTCCGTAACACTATTTAACTTAATGGGCTTCGTTGTAACAGCGGGACAACGATTTGCATCGATCACGGACATGGCGACAGGTACCGATGTTCAAAATAGAGCGGTTGGAACGACGGTTGCGCTCTTAGAGCGTGGTTCGAGAGTCATGACTGCTATTCACAAGCGTTGTTATTACGCAATGCGTAACGAATTTAGACTTATTTCAAAAGTTTTTGCCACCTTTTTACCACCTATTTATCCCTATGCGGTTTATGGAGCGGATCGAATGGTCAAATCAAAAGATTTTGATGGTCGAGTAGACGTGATTCCAGTTGCAGACCCTAATATTTACAGTTTAAGTCAAAGAGTAACTTTAGCCAGCGAAAATTTGAAAATTGCGATGTCTAATCCCAATATGCACAACCTTCGGGAAGCTTACAGACGCGTTTATGACGCTCTCGGCACACGAGACATCGATAAAGTTTTAAAACCGGAACCTCCGATTGTTCCTAAGGATCCAGCGATTGAAAATATGGAAGCATTACAGATGAAACTTCCCAAAGCGTTTCCAGAACAAGATCATCAAGCTCATATAGCATCGCATACCACATTTATGGCTACTAGAATGGTACAAGTTAACCCAATGGTGTATGCTTTACTTCAAGGACACGTTTCAGAACATGTAAGTTTGCAGGCTCAAGGAGAAGTAGGAGCTATGATTCAAAATAGTCCTGAAATGCAACAAATGTTGGCTGAAGATCCTGAAGGAGCAGAAATTAAAGTTGCTGGAATGATTGCACAACGATGTGCAGAACTTACAGCAGAATTAGTTCAAAAAGAACAAATGGGTAAACAAAAAGATCCATTGGTTGCTTTAAAAGAAAGAGAATTAGATTTAAAAGCAATGGATATGCAAAGAAAAGCAAAAGAAAGTTTCGAAGACATGGAAATGAAAGATTCTCAGTTTGAAGAAAAAACAGATATTGATAAAATGAAATTAGAAGAGGATGAAGACCAAGCAAAAGAAAGAATTAGAATTGCAGATGAAAAAATTGATCAAACAGCAGTACTCGCTAGAGAAAAAATGGATCTAACTCGAGATATTGCTGGTGCAAAACTTCAAGTAGAAAGAATGAAAAAAGCAGCCGAAAATAAAAGAACTAAAGCAATGAGGAAAAAATGAAACAATCAAAATTAGTTACTGTTCCTAAAAAATGGAAAACAAATGAACTAGCTTATATTACTCCAGCGGAAAAAAAAGCTTTGTTAAAATTAGATCTTCACGGCAATTTAAAAGATGGCCCACATAAAGGACCTGGTGGAGTAATGAGTTTAAATGGATGGGGAGATGACGATAGGGGCACATCAGATGCTAGTTACGGCGGAGGCAATGTTAGTGGATCTGGGGACAATAGAGATTATTCAAGTCATACAGCTACAGGTGAAGGTGGTCAAACGTATACACCGACTCCAACAACATCCTCACATCATCCAGGTGGTGGAAATAAAAAAGTATCCGCTTCTAATGTGGGAATTGCTACTAGTGTTATAAGAAAAAACCCATTTGGTGCCGTAGCAAGCTGGGTTGGTAAAAAATTATTCAGTCCAAAAGTTCCACCAGATCAGAGAGGTGGGGTATCAGCGAAGGTAATTAAGAGGGGTGGTGTTAAAGTCAGCAAGAAAGCGATATCTGCAGACAGAAATAGATATACTAATTTAAGCCACGATCAAGGAGATCCAGGAGGCGAGAAACACGGACCTGAAGGACTCATGACTACGACACTTACTACAGCTCCCACAGCGGATAAAAGTTTTGGTCATCAATGGGATTTTAAAGCATATGATAATCAACAAGCAACCACAACACCAAATGTTTATGATTATTCAAAAGCCCCTTATGCTAAGAAGGGAAAACTTGTACGTAAATATGCAACAGGACAAGAAGTTAAAAAAAGAAGTCTTCCTCCATCTAAAGGACCCGATTCTAAAGGCTTACCCTCTATTTTAGAAAATTCAGATTATTTTACAAAACTTATAGGAGGATAAATATGTGGTTTAATTTAGCTGGAATGGCCCTCAAAGCAGGAGCCAAGATATATTCAAATAGACAACGAACCAAAGTAGCTATGTCTGATGCACAATTATTGCATGCAGAACGCATGGCCCGAGGTGAGGAATCTTACCAAGGCAAACTTCTCGAAGCCCGTCAATCAGATTGGAAGGACGAATTCGTTTTAGTCATATTATCGGCTCCCATAATTGTCTTAATGTGGGCAGTTGTAAGTGACGACCCGACAGCGATGGAGAAAGTAAAACTTTTCTTTGAGTATTTTTCAACATTGCCAACTTGGTTCACTTCACTTTGGATTTTAGTCGTCGGGAGTATTTTTGGCATAAAAGGAACTCAAATCTGGAGAAACGGTAAAAAGAAATAATGCCTCTCACTGGAGACAGCGTTGAATATAATATTTTAAAAAACGCTTGTAGCCATGTTAAAGGAAACATTATT